TTAAGTGCTCCCGAAGGAGCACTATTAATTATTTAGTATACTAGTAACTAGATAAGTTTGATTGTTCACCTGGTTCTGCACTATCTACCATAGTGTAGAAAAAAGTACCTGTTACCGTCCCACCAGTTGCTGCTGAAGCACCTTGATTAGCCGTAACGACTACATTAGCCGGAACACCTGTTCCTACTACTAAGGCACCTGCTGCTGATTGAGAAGCACCTTTAAGGTCTGCGTCTACTTCATTAAAAAATCCATCTTGATCTGCTGCTGTTCCAATGTCGAAAGTTGGGTTGGTACCACCTGTTGCGCCACCTAAACTAATAAAAGATGAAGGTACTGCACCTTTTGGTAAAGTGAAAATTTCACCTGCTGTTGCTGAAGCACCTACTCTAACTGCTACTGCAGAAGCACCTACTGGATTAAATGAAACTACTGCAGATAAGTTTACATTAGATGCTGTAACACCTGATGATTTATCTTGTCCACCGTAACTTCTTACTATTCCTTGAAACGTTGTTGTTGCCATGATTATATTCTCCTAGTTAATTGGAAGCCGTCTCTAGGCCGTCGACTATACGCGTCGGTTCCAATATTGTTAATGTATAGTGGGTATAATATAGCTTAATTTTTAATGAAGTGCAAGGTGTCCTTGCATGAACTTACTAAATTCAATGATGTAGCTTATTGTTAAGTAGCTACTGAAACTTGTTGTGGTGGATTTAGAATCAAATCTCTATGTTCTACTCGATTTTCTTCTATTTTGATCTCAAAGATAACTTCTTTTATTTTGTTATCTATTTGGACCATGTCCAGAGTATACTTGCCGTTGTCAAGATACTGCTGTTCCCACTTCAACTCCAAGGACCGTTTTTGTTTGTATAGGTCTTGTATCATTTATAACCTCCTCAAAAGTTATACGTTTAACTCGTCTACTATAATTGTTTCCGAGATACTCCCATTTTATACTTTTTTCTCCTAGTTTGTCAAGTATTGCTTTCTCGACAGAAACTGCATCATCTTTTGCTGAAATGTTAAATTTAGCATGATGACTGTGAGCCCAAATATTAATAAGAAGTTTTTTTTCCATGATTTGTTTTAAGTAGCACATAAAAAAAGGGAGGTCAACTAAGACCTCCCTTTTAAAGAAATATAATCTAAAGATTATACTGCGTCAGATCCGAAAAGACCTCTAGGATCAGAGAATCCGAAAACGTATCTCTCTCTAGCTTTGTATCTAACATTACCAGTATCGAAGTCACCTTCCATAGTAGTTTTGATAGGCGATCTGCTAAAGTGTTTAAGACCGTTAGGTACATCTGTTTTAATGAACCATTTGTTCGCATTTGTTAAATAATGGTTAACAGTATACCCTTGAGGTACCATTCCCATATTTTTAATTGCGTTGATATCATTATCAGCTGTTCCTACTCTACCTTGAGACTCCATAAGTCTGTCAGCAGTAAATTGAAGCGCAGAAGGAATTACTAATTTCATTCCTCTAGCCGCAATTTTTAGGCCTCTTTCATCAGTTAACGCAGCGATGTCTATTAGAGCTTGCTCTAAAGATGTTTCGTTTAACTGTGCAGGTGTTGCTAACTCATTCGAGAAAGTTCCCGAAAGAGTAGGGTGAACTGTAGACAAAAGTGCTACTCCATCACCGCCGGCAAAGTTTGCATTAAACGCATTGTTTAATACTGCCGCACCTTTTACTTGCTTCGTGTTTGCCATAGATCTTGCTAACGCTTTTGTATATCTAGACGCAAGTCTGTCATACAAGTTATCTTCGATAGCTTCTTCTGTGATTGCAAATGCCAAAGCAATTGTTTCGTTAGTGTAACGAGCCGTGAAAGTTTCTTGTGCATCATCAAATGTTACACCTTGACCTTCAGGTTTAACAGAAGCATTTCCGAATCCTGATAACATAACTTCTTCTTCAAAAGCTCTGTCAGAAGACTCAGTGTCAAATATTTCTGCTGCCTCGTTTACGTATTGTTTGTACTCAAGTCCGAACAGGGCGTTCAAACCTGGCTCTAGTTCTTTAACTAGTTGTGCTCGTGATATAGCCATTTTTTATTTTCTCCTATTCGTTATTAGTTGTATAAAGCAGATGCTTTAGCAATTGTTACTACAACATCACAACCAGCTACTGTTTGATCTTTTTGATCAGGTATATTAGCATTTCTTACTAATACCAGTGCGCTTGTTGCTGCGGCTGCAGAACCGACATCTAGTCTTTCGTCAGATTGACCTTCAATACCAGTTGCTCCATTGCTACCTGTGTTAAAGATAGTTCCAGCATCAGCCTGAGTCCATGAGTTGTTAGCTCTGATATTATATTCCTGATTAGGATTATCTATCACAAAACCAACTACACCTCTTGAACCAGTGTTGTAGTCTATCGCTACTGTTGTTCCAACGTCAAATGAGTTAGCCCATGTAGGTTTAGATGTTGAAGCCGCTACATAGTGAGCGCCGTTAAAGACACCTACTAATAAAGGACTTGCTGAGTTGTCAAAATCTGCTCCACCACCACCAGCATCATCTGTTGCTGAGTAGGAAGCATCTTGAATATAACCTTTTTGTCCGGCTACTGCCCCTGTTCCATCATTGATAGAAACAAGATCGCCTTTGAAAAAAGTTTTAGAAGTAACTGCTGAACCAGTAGTTGCTCCTTGACCGTATATCTGATATTCGGATTGACCTGATGTTGCTGGAGTATTTCCAACAGTCATCACGGCTCTTAATCCATAACCAGCTGTACTTGTGTTTGCCATGTTATTTTTCCTTGTTATATATGAATCATCCTTGCGGATTATTCATGGTTAAGTTTATTTGTTGGTTTAGGAATTACTAAATAATTAGCTTTTCTTAGTACCACCAAAGGTTACACGTGTTTGCCTCTCATTATTGATTGGCATACTTGGGTGCTGTTCCTTCATAAGATCGTTATTAATTGCTTCATCCTTATCTGCTGTTTGTTTTGCATAATAAGCATCTATTTGAAGCGCGATCTCTTCTGGTATCCTAGCTAGCAATAGGCCTCCCACTCCGATGATTCCTGCGTATTTGCCTTCTGTCTCAGCTGGATAATCAGTATCAGGATATTGGTCAGATCTAACTAACTCCCATCCGGATCTTAATGAAGCAGCTACGTTTTTCGTATCGTTGAAACCCATAGATTCTGCTCTTATCCACTGGTGACGATATCCGTCTGGCGCAGGGGGTGCATCTAATGATGAGGGTGGAGTCCAAGTTTTTGTCTTTGCAGATTTCTCTCTTGTTTGACTCGCACGTGAAGTTTTTATTGTTTCGTTTTCCATATGCTTAATTTCCTTCCGTGAGTTGTTTTTGTTTTGCATAATCTTCTAGTGGCACGCCTAATCTTTTAGCAATTGCTACCTGTGATGGCGAGAGTTTCACAGTTTTTCTACTGCGTCCTGTTGAGGCTGAACGTTTAGCCGATGCTACGTTTTGAGCAGGTTTTGCTCTTTCCGTAGAAGTACCGCCCACCTTATCAAATTTATGAGGAAACTCAAGTCTTATTCTTGAATCAATTTCTTCATAATATTCGTCCGATTGGGGGTCATATCCTTCTTGTTCTACAAGCTTTTTATGTAAATCAAATGAAGTATAAGTCATTGCGGTATCGCTACCAAACCAAGGATTTTTAGATGCCCATGCCTCTGCTTTTGAGTCGGTAGGTGCATTTCTAGGTAAATTATACCCTTGATAATTATTTACTTCCTGTGTTTGTTGAGGAGTAATTCTAACTTCTCGTTCTTTGGTTTCTTGTAATCGGTTTTTTAAACCACCTAAACGAGCTGCATCTGAAGTTAGAAAAGCAATTTGTTCCTGAGCAGTTACTTGCGCATCTACATTACCAGATTCAATAGCATTTTTAAGTGCTATTCTTGCTGAGTCCATATTAGTAGTAACTCTTTTTTCAAATTCAGAAACATAAGATTGATCTAGTTTAGAAAATCTATTCTCTATTTCTTCTTTTTGTTGTTTAGTTGCAATAGCAAAAGCGACAGCTTCTTCTTTCTGTCTTTCTGCTTCACGCATTTTGCGAGTAAGCTTAGAAATTCTTTTTTGAACTCCTTCACTGTATTCAGCTAATTCATCTTTTGGTGCAGTTTCAACAACTTCTTTTTTAGCCTCTACAGGTTCTTCAACTTTTTCTACTTGTATTTCTTCTTCAACAACTACTTCTTGTTTTTCAGGTTCATTGTTTTCATCAAAATTAATTTCGGCTCCTTGTTCTTCACCGACATCAATTAAATCGTGTTTGGTTTCTTCTAGTTCTGGCATAGTTCCTTCCTATGTTAAATTAAATGAAGAACTGATTCAGGATCTTTAATAGTCCCTATCACTTCATCATCGTTAAGTATTCTCACTTCTCCACCTTCTATCGGTAATCTTGAGCCCGCATAACGAGCAAAGATAACCCAATCTCCTTTTTTACACCAAGCGCCTGATGTAAACTTTTTATCTTCATAACAAAGTGGTCCCATTTTTAAAACGTAACCACAGGTTGTAGCAATTCTTGCTTTGTCTAATGTTTCTTGTGAAAATAAAATTCCACCTTTGGTTTTATTCTTTGGTGTAAAGGGTAAAACTAAAAGTCGGTAACCAGTTGGTTCTGGAAGTTCATCTACTACATCCGATCCAATATTGTCTGGACTCAATGCGTCAGGTTCTTGTGGAAGTTGTATTTCTTCTTTGTTTTCTTCTTCGTATTTTTCTTGAAGTCCAAATTTAATTTTTGGGTTTTCCTTTTCCGTCTCCAATGTCGATAATGTTTCCTTGCTCATCTTGTTGCTCCTTAGGTTTTAGCAGGTTAGAGATTTCCTGTAAGATTAATTGGTAGGCTTGTGCCTGACCTAGTAAATACTTGTATTTTTCATAATTGTCAACCCCGCCACTAATCATTACATCGCCAATTTGCTGTAAAGTAGCCTGTGTTGTTTTTTGTAGTTTGTTAATAATAGATAAATCGTCCATATAGTTCTTTCTAGCAGTTCCATGCTCGCAGGGATTTGTTAATTCTACTATTTGGATCCCTGGCCGTTTTAGCAGAAGTTAGTTTCTTTTTCATACCACCCATTCTAGCGCAGAATGAAGCACGTCTTTTGTTACCAACCTTTTTACTAGGTGCTTTTAAAGTACCTTTTTTATAGCTAGCTCTTCCTTTAGCATTCAGTCCACCAGATTTAGACTTTCCTTCTTTCCTGGTCCAAGCTGGAGTTTTAGCCATTATTTTTTCTTTTTTGGTTTTTTTGCTGTTTTGGCGGATCTTGTAAATTGTTTTTTAGTAGGTGCACCTTTAGTTCCAGGTTTTCTCATTGTTTCACCTGAACCTGCTTTGATTCTTTTTCTTTTCGCGTGTATGTTCGCGTATAGACCTCGTTTAGCCATTTTTTTTATAAGTATAATTTTCTTGTTTAACTGTTCCGCACTTACATTGCTTTACATCAAATAGTATACAAACTAAACATCTAATAGCTCTCACTATTCTAGTAAATATAGT